CATATTCTTGTGGTGTAAGTCCTACTCTAGACAAGGACCCATCTTTCTTAAACTTAGGCACAACTAATTTATCTTTAATTAGTTTAGGGGTAAATACTTTTTGCACCTCCTCCTCTGTTTCAAACATCTTTTCTTTTAGAGTAGCAACTAACATAGTGGCAGCTTGTTCATCAAACAGGAAGCCATGTTGTTCTTGCTGATTTAAAATCTTTGCAATTTCATGCTCTAAGTCAATACTTTCTACACTAAATCCTTTACCCTCTCTTAGTAAAGCCTTATATACTTTATCATTAAGAGCTACATCCCTCTCACAATAAGTTAGCATTTCAGGCGAGTAAACACTAAAATCCGGCTTGTCTAGTTTGTTTGTTCCAAGTCGTTGTCCCCAACTTTCTAAACTGTGTCCATTGTCTCGGACAGGATTAAACAATCTAGACAATACCAGTGTATCAATAACCTTACCTTTGTATTTAAAGTCATAGAGTTTTTCTAGAACAGGTAAATCATAGCCAAGAATATTGTGTCCAATCAGAGTATCTGTTTTATTAAGGAGGCTGATACCCTGTTTAATATTATTAACATCGAACTTGTGAGTATGTCCGAACCTCACATCCTTGGCTACGATACACCAAACTTTATCTGGGTTTAATCCATTGGCTTCTATGTCAAATACTAAGCTACCAAGGGAGTTGTTTTTCATAATCATCATCTATGTTATTTAACACATCGTCAAATTCATCTGGTTCTTTTTCATGTAATCTACCTGTTTCTGTATCATACATTAAACTACATGCAAGTCCAGTATCTCCAGTGTATCTAGATTTAAGAACTCTTAATCTAGTTGTATTAGCTTCATCTTTATCTTTGGCTTGTTGGTTTCTTTCTAATGCTATCACACAATCTGATAACTGAGCTATGCCTTGAGAACCTTTGAGATGAGATAAAGAAACTTCAATACCTTGTTCATGTCCCTTATCTCCAGCAGCTCGTCTAAGATGAGAGACTAAAAGCATACCTACTCCAGTTTCTTCTACTAGACTTCTAAGCTTGTTCATCAAAGTATCAATACCTCTTCTTTCATCACCTTCTGTTAAAACATTAACAAGCATATGGAGGTGGTCCACAATAACCCATTGACATTCACAACCTACAATAATGTATCTAAGTTTAGCAAAGACATCATCAATATCATTAGCTCCTAAATGAGCATGGATAAATACTCTGTCTTTCTCAATAACTTTGTCAAACATATTTTCTAAATCTTCTTTAGAATAATTTCTGCGTTTCTCATTGAGATAGATTCTGTCATTAGCTTCGATAGAAACAATACCATCAGCAGTTCTTTGCCAGTTTTCTTCCAAAGCAATGATACCTACATTGTCTTCTGTATTCTTGATTATCCAATGTTCTAGCTCTCTAGTAACACTTGATTTACCTAGTCCAGTGCCACCAGTAAAGGTCACTAACTCACCCTTACGCAGTCCATATAACTTACTATTAAGACCTTCCCAAGGATAAGGAATACTTGGTTTAACTTCTCTATGTAGCCAATCACTTTTACGACTTGATAGTTCTATGATACCAGAAGGTGTATATTGTTTTGCCTCCCAGAAAGCTTGAGTAAAGGTAGTAAACTTTCCTTGAGCTAACATATCATTAGCATCTTTATAGCCATTCGGTAAAGTCATAATCTTAACTTTGCCCGGCTTAATAATCCTAGCTACTAACTTAGCTGCTTCTTTACCTTGCTTATCATTATCAAAACATAGAACGACATGCTGAAAAGATTCAACAAACTCTATGCTCTCTCTGATATCTTTGACTGCTCCAGAAGCTCCTCGTTTAAGAGATACAACTGGATATTTACCATCGAACATTTGATAGGTAGCCATCGCATCACATTCTCCTTCTGTGATGGTGAGATACTTACCTCCTT